ATAACGATAAAATCACAAAATGAAAAATACGAAACCACTTGGCAGAAAAGCATACGGTTCAATTCCGCATTTACCTGGTTCAAGGATGGGCCCAAGCGACCATTCGTGTCATATTGGTCAAGCAAGAATAGCCACAAAAAGGGTGAGAAACAAACACGATGTAGTTATTGTTCAAGAAAAAATTGACGGTTCCAATGTGGCTGTAGCACTAAAAGATGGCATATTATTACCACTGTCGAGAGCGGGTTATCTTGCCAGTACTTCTCCATATCGTCAACATCACATGTTTTCAGAATGGGTGTTCGAGAATGAAGAACGATTTAGAACAGTGATTGGTGAAGGTGAGCAAGTTTCTGGTGAATGGTTAGCACAGGCGCATGGTACGAGATATAATTTAGAAAGTGAACCATTTGTAGTGTTTGATGTTTTTGACGAAACACGGACACGATATGCTTGGTTAGATGTGTTGAGGAAAACAGAATTTGCTCGATTTCAAGTACCGTTCAGTGTATCTTATGGTCCTGCAATGGCGATAAAAGAAGCGATGTCATTATTGGGGACATATGGTAAACACGGTGCATTAGATCCTATTGAAGGTGTTGTATGGCGAGTTGAAAATCGAAATATGTTTGATTTTATGGTGAAGTATGTTCGACCAAATAAAATAGATGGAGAATATCTACCAGAATTGAATGGTGGTGAAGAATATTGGAATTGGGAAGGATAATTATGACAAAATCAGGAATAGACCAAATTGAAAGAAAATATGAAATTATTGAATGGTGATTGTATAGAAATGATGGATGGGTTGATTTCGGAAAGAGTAACGGTCGATGCTATCATTACAGACCCCCCTTATGGCATAACCGCTTGTGAATGGGATATTGCAATACCATTTGATGATATGTGGGAACGGTTGAATAAATTGACAAAGTCCAATGGAGCAATAGTATTATTTGGAGCAGAACCTTTTAGCTCAGAGTTGAGACTAAGTAACATTAAAAATTATAAATACGATTGGGTTTGGACAAAGAACTTAAAATCGGGACACTTAAACGCACGTAAAATGCCCATGCGAGGTCATGAAATGATACACATATTTTACAATAAACCCGTAACCTATAACCCACAAAAAAGAAAACGAACCACAGAACACAAAAGTGGAAATAAGTTCAACTCGAAAACAAGCATTTATGGAAAACAGAAAGATGTATATATAGACAGACAAAATGATGAGATTTCACCCGATACAGTTTTACAAAATATAAAGTGTGTGAGTAATGATAGGAGAGTACATCCTACACAGAAGCCGGTGGCTCTCATAGAATATCTAATAAAAACTTACACCAATGAAAATGAAATAGTTTTAGATTTTACAATGGGAAGTGGAACGACTGGTGTGGCCTGCAAGAATCTAAACCGTGACTTTATAGGTATTGAAATGGATACTGATTACTTTGAAATTGCAGAACAAAGAATAGAAGAAACTAACCCCATACTAAAGTTTATAAAATAGTGAAAGAAAATATGAAATTATTGAATGGTGATTGTCTTGTCGAAATGCAAAAAATGATAGATGAAGGAGTCCAAGTAGACTCTGTTGTTACTGATCCGCCTTATGAATTGGGCTTCATGGCCAAAAAATGGGATTCAACTGGTATAGCCTTCCAGAAAGAAACATGGGAACTTGCATATCAACTATTGAAGCCGGGAGGATATTTACTCTCGTTTGGTGGTAGTAGAACATATCATAGAATGGTGGTGGCAATAGAGGATGCAGGCTTTGAGATACGAGATCAGTTGATGTGGCTCTATGGTAGTGGTTTCCCTAAGTCGCATAACATAGGCAAAGCTGTGGATAAGTTGCAAGGCAATGAGAGAGAAGATTTAGGGGAATACGAGCCGTTTGGGAGAGAGGGTAGGAAATCAAGCGGTAAAGCCAAGTTTGGTGCAAAAGGCTGGGAAACTAAACCAAAAATTAGGCTAACCAAAGGCAACAGCGAATACGAAGGTTGGGGCACGGCACTCAAACCAGCCCACGAGCCAGTTGTAATGGCTAGGAAACCACTGGCAGAAAACACGGTTGCTGAAAATGTGTTGAAACATGGAACGGGCGGAATTAATATTGATGGGTGTAGGATAGAGACAGAAGATAAACTTGGGGGTGGTGGTGAGAAGGCGGAAACTACTGGAAAAGTTTCTGAAGGTTGGAAAAGACCTTGGATGGATGACCCCAAATTGAAAGATAAATCTGCAGAAAGTGTAAGAGAGAAAGTAAAGAAGGCAGAATTATTGGGCAGATTCCCAGCAAATGTGATACACGATGGCAGTGAAGAAGTGTTGGAAGGGTTTCCAGAAACATCTAAATCAACTGGCGGTGGTGGTTTTAAAACCATAGGTGAATTAGTATATGGTGATTATAAAGGTAGGGAGTTTGATAAAGTTATTGGGTTTGGCGATGAAGGTTCTGCAGCACGATACTTCTATTGTCCAAAAGTTTCCAAGAATGAAAGGAACAGGGGATTGGATAAAAATATTCATCCAACAGTCAAACCGATTGAGTTGATGAAATACCTTTGCCGTCTTGTGACACCAAAGGGAGGAACAATTCTTGATCCATTTATGGGTTCTGGTTCTACTGGAATGGCTGCAAAGGATGAAGGATTTGAGTTTATTGGAATAGAAAAAGAGAAAGAATACTTTGAAATAGCGAAACAACGTATCGCCACCACTTCACCATTATTGGGATTTTTATAATAAGGATTGAAAAAAATGGAAAGAATTGAAGATACAATTTTGCGAAACCTGCTTTATAATGAAGAGTTCGCCAGAAAAACATTGCCCTTTATTAAGGATGAATACTTCTCACAGTATACAGACAAGTCAGTTTTCAAGGAGATCTATAAATATTTTGACAAGTTCTCCAACCTACCTAGTAAAGAAGCTCTTATCATCGAATTGAGTGATAGAAATGATTTGACAGAAGACCAATTCGGTATTACTACTGAATTGTTGAATGAAGCTGAAGCGACACACCAAAAAGAAAATAGAGAAGATTTGGTATGGTTGCTTGAAAGATCAGAAAAATTTTGTCAAGATAAAGCACTCTATAATGCAATCACAGACTCCATAGGAATATTCGATGAATCTTCTAAATCAGAAATCTCTAAAGATGCTATCCCCACTATTCTATCTGATGCTCTATCTGTTACTTTCGATACTCATATCGGGCACAATTATTTCGACAATTCTATGGAGCGGTTTGAGTTTTATAATAGAAAAGAAGAGAAGATGCCTTTTGATTTGGAGTACTTCAACAAAATCACAGGTGGAGGATTGCCGAGGAAATCTCTTAGCATCTGCCTAGCAGGCACAGGATCTGGAAAATCTTTATTCATGTGTCATGTTGCGGCAAATTGTCTCACCGAAAACCGAAACGTGTTGTACATCACATTAGAAATGGCAGAGGAACGAATTGCGGAACGTATAGATGCAAACCTGTTAAACGTGACTATGGGCGGATTGAAAGATATTTCCAAAGAACACTATAACAAAAAAATAGACAAACTTAAAAACAAAACCAGTGGGAGATTAATCATTAAAGAATACCCTACCGCATCCGCATCTGTTTCTAATTTTAAAGTGTTGTTGAACGAACTCAAAATCAAAAAGGGGTTCGTACCAGACATATTGTTTATCGATTATCTAAACATCTGCACTTCTTCACGTTACAAGAACAACATTTCCGCTGGTTCATATTTTGTCGTTAAGGCAATTGCAGAGGAGGTGAGAGGGTTGGCAGTTGAGTGGAACATTCCCGTCGTGACCGCAACGCAGACGAATCGAGCAGGATTTCTCTCCACTGACATCGACCTAAGTGACACCAGTGAAAGTTTTGGGATCACGGCTGCGGCAGACTTCATGTTCGCTTTAATTTCAACAGAAGAGCTGGAAGAACACAATCAAATCAAGGTGAAACAACTCAAAAATCGTTATAATGATCCTGTTAAGAACAGAAACTTTGTGATTGGAATTGATCGTGCTAAAATGAGACTTTATGACGTAGAGGAAGAGGCACAGGCAGAATTGATTACAGAACCGAAAGAAAAGGGAATAAGAACCAAATCAACGATGAGTTGGGATAAGTTCAAGGAAGAAAAGAAGAAATCGGGGTTGG